GAAGAAGATGATAGTGAAGCAGAGGACAGATAGCCATAGTAGAAGTCATCATCCATCATTGCCTCAAGGATCGTGGGCAAGTCCCAGGACGTGCCGTCAAGCAGGATTACCTCGTTCACTTCTTGATGAACTTGGACAAAGCGTTGCGCTGTGATTCGGACAGCTGAGTTCCGATAGCCGCAACAATCTTGTCGTACTGCTCCTTCGTTCCCTTCTCCTTCATAGAGTCGATGGCCTTCTGAAACATATCATCGCCTTTAATCTGCGGCTTGGCGGCAGGCGTAGCAACTGCCGCCTCCTTGCCGTGAGTATTCGTAGCGTCAGCATCTTTGGTGTCATCAATCAAGAATGTACCATTAAGAGCGTACTTGCGAGCATATGATGACGATGCGCCAAACGATTGTGCGATGTCCATACCCTTGCGGTTGGTGTCAATACCAGCGCACGCTGATACCTCGGTAGAGTCTACTCCATCTGTTACTTTGACAACAGCACGAACAATCATAAGTTCGCCAACACCGATGATCTCATCGGAGATTGTCATAGTGAGTCCATTGTCTGCAAGCAGTGGCTTTACTGCTTCGAGGATGTCCTCTTGATTGCGGTAAGCGTACTTACCGAACGAATTGTACTGGGACTTTGGAGCCTTCAGTCGCGACTGGACGTTAATCAGTCGCTGTTGGAAAGTTAGTTCTTTCATAGTTAATTGAATTTAATTGTAGACAAATATAACAGCAATTATATTGATACACAAGTATTTGCTGTTAATCTTTTTAAATGTTTCGTGATTCTACAAACCTGCTCCACATTTTTGCGGCAACAGCAAGTCGTTGAAGTCGAAACGGATACGTTGGCTTTAGTCGTGCCATTGCTATCCTCATAAATTGTTCTCTCATAGTTGTTTTAGGTTGGGCATAGTTATCCTGAATTGCTGTGCTAACGAGCGTCAGGAGTTTTTGGTTTCAATGAGTTGCTGAAGCAGGGCATCGCGCTCCGATTCGGCGGCTTCGAGTGCCGCCTCCATCGCGCTGATGCGTTGGACGTAGAACGCCAATAGGGACTGAAAGTGTTCGCTCATAGTAATCTTTAGTTTCTCTTGTGCTCTTGAGCAAAGCGAAGTTAGCGCTTAAATTCGAGAGTTGCAAGTTTTTTTGGTTGGTTTTAGAAAAAGTTATTAACAGATTAGTTCTATGGATGCACCAGCGCAGTCGCTACTGCACACCACCTTGTGGTCGGTAATCCACATACCATCGGGAGAATTGTCAGGGTCTGGCTTAATGTGGTACACACCAAACCTTACCTGACCCTCGCTGTTCTTGCCTACGTTGTCGTCAAGCCAAAGGTTAACGTCGTAGCAGTCGTCACCACTGTAGATGGTAACCCATTCGTCATCAACAAGAGGTTTGATTGTGGCCTCGTGTTTTTGATCCCCGATGCAGAAGCGTACAAGGAACGTAGAGTTGGTGAAGTCAACATAAGTCATTTTCATCGTAGTAGGTAGTTTATTATTTGTGCGACAATCATTAGTAGTATATTCACAAATATAACGATACTAAAGAATGACATAAATACTCTAACCATTTTATCGGCAAACTTTATGGCGTCTTCTTCAATCTTCATATTCGCAGTCATTATTAAATTCATCAGTGATAATGTAGTTGGCCTTGCGTACGCGGTAAACAATCTTCCGCATATCTGGGTCATTGACCATACGGTATGGCCCCTTGCCGATTGATAACACTTTGAGTCTCATAGCAGTTTGTTTAGTTTGTTAGTGATGTGGTTTTTATATGCTTCCTCATATGCTAACACAAGATCAAGGAAGTCTTCGTGTAGCGGTATGTCTATGATGGTTTCTCCATTTGAAGTCATCAGGTTAGCAGTGAACATAAAATTGTCGTTGTCAATACTCCAAGAGAATACATCCACTGCCTCAATATAATTTATGTCTTTCATCTTCTGTTTGTTATTTTAGTGCGTCTTGCAATTGCAAACGTGTCATACCAGTTTCTTGGGCTAACCACTTCAAGAACTTCTTCTCATCCTTCTTTTGCAGTACAATGTCTGCGGCAGTAGAGAAGATGTTGCTTGTCTGCGCGAACACAAACCATACAGAGGTTGGCGGTACAAGCGTTCCTTTAATTATCTGCTCAACAAAGTCGTTGAAGTTCCATTTCCACTTGACGTCATCGTATCGGTCGGTACTCCATCCAGAGGCAATGCTGTTGTATCCATCAGCAAACTTAACGTCAATGAATCCTCTCCATCCATCTGTTGACTTCCAACCTGCACTTTTGATGCAGATAGGTGTGCCTTCATATGTGTCGTAGTTGTCTACATCCCTTGTCTTGTCAAGATTAAATGCGTAGTCAAGACGCCGCACAGATTCCTCGTTGGGATCGAATTCGTAGACCATAACAGCAGACTCCCAATGGCTTTCGTAGCATCCGTCGCAGATGATTTCATCCTTTCCGTTGTACTCGTAGAAGTCGTAGTCCTGGTTTATTTCGTAGCCGCATTCCGTACGGTTTTGGATGGGTTGTGCGGCTGGGTTGTCAGAGTAGTCGATCATTTTAGTTTGTTTATTTTGTTATTCAATTGTTCTAATTTCTTGGCGTAGTTAAACGCATCCTCCTCGTAGGCAAAAGATTTCATCAGGGTAAATGGATGTTTCTTTAGTACGTCGTACGATTCAGAGTCAGGGTTGTACGATACGATGTACGCCATATCAGAAGAAGTAGTCGTTGTCACTGAATTCGTAGCCCATACTCTTGGCGAAGCGGAATGCCTCGTTGAAGTTCTTGAATTCGTAGCCCAGGTTCTGGTCAGCATCATCGATCAGTACGAAGGTGCTGTTGGTGTACTCAATGCGAACTTTCGGTTTACGCATCGGAGTAAAGATTTCGGTAAAGAATGTTTTGTTCATAGTGATTGTTGGTTGTTATAGTTCAATTGTTTTGTTGGTTAGTTATCAAATTCTTTATCGTAAGGACATTCTTCATCTTCTATTACTTCTTCAACATTCTCAAAGATTCCATCAGTAATAATGTTGTTTAATATGTTAGCGTTAGCCAATTTGATTATGTCTTGTTCAGTAGCGTTATCATCTACCACTACTCTTGTAGCAAGAGATACGTAAACTAAATATGCTTTCTTCATAGTTCAATTGTTTTGGTTGGTTAGACAAAAGTTGAAATACTTTCTTGCTTATGCAAGCGAGAATTAGTCATTCTTTCTCTTTTTTAGTTCATCTTGCTGTCGCTCAAATTCCTCGCGCACTTCAGCGATTTGCTGTTCGGTTAGTGCATTCTTAAATCCATCAAGCACAGCAGATTTATAGTCCTCAAACGTATCGTAGTACTCTACCTCATCTTCCAATCGGTAGAAGAAAATCTCTTGATTGTCGATGTACATCCATTCACGATATGTAAAGCATTGGTCATTCATCTCACCATTCTCGTAGTCAGCGTAACCGCCAAAGTCACATCCAGATTCTTCGTACTCTCCGCGAATCACAACAGCATATTCCTCTGATAAACGACGTAGGAATTCTTGTGGTGGTGACCAAGCAGAATCTCCGCTAATCAGTAGGTCATCATCTTGTCGCCGATCGATTTCAAAGTCAAACCATTTAGTTCCGTAGTCGTAGATTTCATCGAAGATATTTTCTTTCTTCTTACGTTCTTCGGTGAAGAATGTGTCGCACCAATCGCTGAATGTACCTTCGTGAGATTTGTACGTTTCGAACTTGGTTTGTAGGTTGTCAAGGGTATCCTTCTCTCCGCGAATGATTACCCAATTGTAGCAGTAGTTAGCCATAGTTTTAGATTGTTTTGTTGGTTAGATTAATAGTTACGGATTACATTCCATAGTGCATCCCAAATACCTTCATCTGCATCACGTTCGTGAAGGATATATTGAGTATAGTGTCCGTGATTAACGATTATCTTTCCATCTTCCAATGAAACGACAATCTTTGCTGTTCCTGTTTCAGTTTTCATAGTTTAGATTGTTTTAGGTTAGTTGTTTTCGGTTAGTACTTTGTGGGCTTCCTCTATCTGCTCACCCAGGTCAACGGATAACATCTCAATGATGTCAAAGGCGATCAGTTTGTTTCTTGTTTGGTCATCGGTTGCGTTGATGAAATCACCAACAGCATTAAGGTATTGAGCATACGCTCGTACCATATTGTTCAGTTCAGTTTTCATAGTTTTAGTTGGTCAGTTGTTCTTAATAAAGTTAGTACGTTGTTATGCTAATTAGCACACCAGAAATAACAGCAATTAAACTTACTAAAGTTGTTGCAGATTGGATGAAGGTTTGGTTGTTCATAGTTGTTTTTATTTGTTGGTTAGTCAAAGGTTTAAATTGTTTTTTACTTACACAAGTTTTTTAGTTGTCTTTTTTGTTCTTTTTTTATGCGTTCTGAATCTTTTCAATCTCAGCCTCAACCTCTGTTAGGTCGATGTTTTCCTGAACGTGTTCCAATAGTGCCGCGAACGCGGCCTGAGTTACGTTCGTTATCTCGAAGCCCGAATTAGTGAATTCGGTGAAGTTCAGTGCTTTGATAATGTCGAAGCAATCACTATAGTAAATACAAGCGTTGTCAATCGATTGGCTGATCCAATCGTGAACAGCGTCAAGGTCGTCTAGTTGTTCAGACTTTGCAGCGTCGAGCAATTCAGCCTCAAGGTCGCTAACGAATAGGTATTTGTTGAAGGTTTCCATAGTTTCTAAAGTTTTTTTGGTTGTTGATTACTTGGTGATTAGAATTTAGTTGGCTTGTTATTTTTAAAGATTCTGTCTTGGATTGCTACGAGGTAGAGTCCAAACCCTAACGTAGAAATTAGAAAGGCAAAGATAAATACTTGCCCAAATGTTGGATTTGAATTTAGGATGTAGTACGTGAAGGCAATGATGTTAATTAAGGCAACAATGGTTGCGAATAAGATAAACTTTTTCATAGCAATTAGAATTTAGATTTTGTTGGTTAGTTGTTTTTGTTTCGTTGGTTAGTCAAAGGTGGAACAGGTTTTTTAATCTTGCAAATTTTTTAGTATCTTTTTTCGGTCAATATTTCCCCGAATTACGCAGGGCTTCCCATACAATAGCCTGGAATTCGTAGCCTTTTAGCCCGACTTTTTTGGCCTCGTCAATAGTGATTTGCTCAAGTTCTCGGTAACGCTTTAGCGTCAAACCGCCCTCAACAGTCTCACCAAAACAGGCGCGGAGATGCCATAGGTCAATCGTTACCTTCGTCTCGTCTAGCGCACCGATATTGCGAACAAACGCAAAGGTCTTTGGACTTGTTGCCGATATTGTTAGTTCGCCCCTCGCGATCGCAAAGGCTTTAAACTTGTTAGCGTGGAACGTACATACCTTGACAGCCTCAGCGCTTACTCCATCACGAACAGCCTTCAAAATGGATTCCGTGTCTATAATATTGCGCTCCCATTTATTGTTCGGACTTAATGCGCTCATAATTTGAGCGACGCGTTCCGTAGTCGTTCCGTACTCAGTCGCATACCTTAGGCAAATGTCGTGGGCACTTTTGTACCACTTAGCACCCCTAGCGATATCGGCCTCGGTTGCACTATTGAAAATCTCCCGAAGATTAGCGCGCACCTTTGCGCGTTGATACTTTGTCAAAGTCTTAAGTTTCATAATTACCAGATTTTTACCTATTATAATTTTTTAGTAGCCTAACTTAGTCGCACTTTTCTCGTAGTCGCTCAATACTTCATCGGCTCTTTCGCAGAACTGATTCACGTCGGCCGTGTCGTATTCGTATTCCTCAATGTCTTCAAGAGTAATGACGATAGCACGTAAATCAACAAAAGCGAATGCCCTTTCCTTAAGGTAGTTCGGCACACGTTTCTCAAGTTCAGCAAGTCGCTTGAGGTTGTTAATGACTTGTTCAGTGAGGAATTCCACTGAGGGAGTCGGCTTAGCAAAGGAGCAATTTTGAAAAGGTGAAGGTATCATAGTCGGTTGAGTTTAGTAGGTTGTACTTGTTTGATGGTTCAAAGGTGGAACGCGTTTTCGAGATACGCAACACCCTAAGCGAAATTTCCTAAAAAAGATCACAACTTGACTAAAACAGCATACGAATTCCTTTGGCCTCGTGCGTGCGCGCATAATGCCTGGGCGCGTGTGTGTACACATAGCGCATACCTATGGGCAGATGTGGGGATAGGTGGGAAGATGTGGGGAGAGGAGAGGGGGGATTGATGCACCTCTTCTCCCCCCTCGAAAAAAAGCGTTGAGGGCAAACGAACTAAAAGCGACAAAGCAAGGGGGTGCTATTGAGCGAGGTAGTTGCGTTAGTTCTTTTTCGCGAACCATAGTCCTCAGAAACGCTAAAACCTACAAACGAAAACAAATAAAACGAGGGGGCATAGGTTGTGGATTGCGTTTCGGTGCGCGCGCGCGTGCGTGTATATATATCTATTATCCCCTACCTATTTATTTCTAATTGACCACACTGGTTTCTTGTGGTACGGGTCTAATGCTAATGATCTTTGTTGGCCTGTGATTGCTGTTAAGAACAGCTAAGACTTATGTTTAACAATAAAACTTTCTAGAGCGCACTGCGCCTGTATTCTAGGTAGCTGAGCGTTGTGAGCTCTTGAGTATTGTTGGAGCGCTTGTTGGCGGGGCTGTGCTTGAGGCGCCGCCCCGATTGGTTTTGAAGCTGCGCTGCGAGAGCTGCGCTGCGTTGCTTGGTAGCGCTATAGCTTAAGCGAAGTTACACAAGAAAAACGAGAAAGTCAAGTGGTGATGCTACATTTAAATGCTTACTTTCCAATGGGTTATATAAATTCCTAGTAATTTAGTAGGTGTTTAAGTTGCGTATTCGCAAGGGTACAAACTATGTACCCAATCAAAGAACAGCTATATATGCTGTTGCTATCTTTGTGGTGTGGTAGCAATCAACTGGTGTCGTATAAATAAATAACTTTGCGGCTATGAAAGCTAAGAAGTACAACTACGGAGGCAAGATGAATGAGATGTCCGGCGAGGAGATCGAGATCAAGTCTATGGATATGGCCTCTGGTATAAAACAGCTAGAGGCTGCCGTCAAGGCTTCTGGAAAGATGCCAACGAGCTTTAAGTTCAAGGCTTGCTTCTACGAGGATGAAGAATGAGGTCCTGAACGACTACGTGTTCCACTACAGTCCGTACCGGGACCAGTGGGCTGCAGTTCATCGCGACTACTACCTTGACTACTTCAACGGTGTATACGACAACGTAGTGTTCAACGAATCAATCAACAGCTTAACAAGCTTCATCGTAAAGAAATGGCACAGTCAGCAAAAAAGCGAGCAGTAAACACAAGAGGTGTTAAGCGAGTAAGCAAGGACCGTGCTGTTGTTGGTATTCGTAACTTTCAATTGCTAAATAAACTAAGCAATGAAGACTAAGAAGTTCTACGACGACAATCCTGACGCATACGAGAGGAAAAAGGCGTACGACAAGAAGTACCACTCCACTCGTGAGCGCAAACAGTATCGTGCGTTTCTGAATAAGAAGAACCGTCAGGCCGGAACCTATGGCAACGGAGACGGCAAGGACTACGACCACAACGAGAAGCGTTTCATCTCAGCAGTACGTAATAGATCTAAGAAATGAAAGCCAAGAAGAAAGAAACACATATAATGGTGGACGCACCAGAAGGCCACCACTGGATGATGGAGAAGGGTCGTTACTACCTGATGCCAGATCCGGAAGGTGGCTTTAAGCCACACCCGAACGCTTCGAAGCAGGGACGATTTCGCTTATATCAATCCCATTCTCGATAGCCTTAGCTATTAGTTTCTTTCCTAGTGGGGTATCTTCGTGCCCCCTTATTCTTTTCTTAAGGTTTCCAAGTACAGGAAGTCCATCTGATTTATCTGGAATCTCAAAGTTCTCAGCCGTTGGGTGGTAGTCTAGCTCTATCTTTTCCTTCCCAGAAGCTATCGCCTTCCACCTGTCAGCAATCATTCTACCTTCTTGAGTTAGCGCATAGCGCTTTCGGTAGTTCCACCTGTTCTCCTGACGAAACCACATAGACGTGTCCTTGTGGATATTGATGTCATCAGCGGAGAAGTAGTCGAAAAGCAAACCTTTCTTACGCATCTTGACCGTTAACCAGTCCTTTGTCTGATTGTAGGACTTGCTTAGCTGTTTAGCCATCCACTCGATGGTGAAGAACTCCAGATCGTAGGCATAGATTAAAAACTGCACATACATAGGCTGGAGGCCGTAGTGATGCTTGATGTATCGGTCGGCGTGCCATACGTACTTATAGGTAAGGTCACCACGGTTGTCTCGGTAGGCGAAGTCCCTGAACTTCAGGTCGTCCTTCTTTTTGAACTTTTTAGCCAATGAAGTAAATTGTATCTTTGTAGCAAAAGTACAGAATATGGCAACACTTAGTGGACAAAAGGTTAAAGATGCGTTTGCTTCGCTGCTGAAGCTATCGTCAAACACCGCCACCACAACGCTGAAGAATGTAGAGTCTGGTGATGGAGTGGCTACGGCTCTTCAAGTTGGAACCACGAAGGTTGGAATCAACGGAGTGCTTGAGTTTTCTACGCCTCCAGCAACCGGATCTACAGAGCTTGATGTGTTGCTGCTCAACGGCTCGGATCAGGTTGTAACACGGACTCTTAACGTGTCTGCATTCTCTGGTGGTGCTGTTACAACAGCTACGTTGCCTTTGGCTATCACCAGCTCAACGGTACGACTGGACAACCCTTCGTCAATCTCTGACATCGGCACTCCTGCAACTGGGGATCGTTTCCTTATCTATGATGCATCAGCAACAACGTGGAAGCGCATTGACTTCTCTGTGCTTTCTTCACTCATTAATCCAAACGGATACCAGTCTGCGCCAGAGCTTGTAGCCCGAACAAAGGCATTGACCCTCACATCAACACCACAGTACTTAGACTTCTTTAACATCGGAACTACAGCAACAGATTCGCTAAACATTGGTGATGCTGTTAACGTATACTCTTTTACAAACACGTACGGAGGCACAAACACTGCGGTTCGTATGCTTGAGGAAGGTGTGTATGAGGTTACGCTTAGCGCAGCATTTACAACAGCTGGAACAAACGTAGACGTAAACCTATACTTTGACATCAACGGTTCAAACGTAAACCTAAACCAAAACTCATTCAAGAACTCTGGTGACCACTTCATCACCCAGTCCACCATCGTCAATCTTGTTTTTGGAGATACTCTTTCTGTTCGAGCCACAGCGTCAGCATCAACTGACCTCGAGGCGTACAGCGTTTTCCACCTACGCAAGCTCTAATGACTAAGGAGGAGGCACGTGTAGAGCTGTTCATCTTTGCAAGGAACAGCTTCGAAGAGATTGCAGAGAAGGCTAGGGAGCTAGGCATCTACGACGACTTTATGATGATTGGAACCGTTGGGCTCATAACTGGAGAACAGAACGGCAAGAATGTGGTGGAGTCCATCTCTACCATTGACGTAGACTCTCAGGAAGAGATGAATTCATTGCTTTTGTACCTTGCAGCATCATACGAAGAAAGGGATGACGACGATAAGGGAGACGACACGTCAAACCCAGACTTCTGGATAAATCTAAATTAAATGAAACGAAATGGATTTAATTCGCAAAATCATTGCGGGTACTGACCCGCTAAAAGCCTTGGCCTACTACGTTGGCCAGAAGGCAGGAGACGGAGAGATTGACTCTATCATTATAGACGGCTCACACCTCCACAACCACGGAGAGCGCAGGTACCTCATCTACCTAAAGAAAGACAACAGCATTATGCTTTGGAAGTCTATTGAGTCGATGCCTGTGATTATAGAGTACGACTGCAACTTTTAAGTTGTAACCGACCTACAACTTTAATTTAAATTACTTTTATATGACTCCACTATACCACATCTTGGTACACATCCCGTCAGCTGTTAACGACACAATGAAGGTTGGAGACACTGAGATATATGTAGATACTAAGTTTAACGAGTTCCAGCACCGCACTATGAAGGCAAAGGTTGTTGGCATACCTGCTAAGTTCGAATCTCAGGTGGATGTTGGTGACTATGTGTTCCACCACCACCACGTAGCACTGAACGACAATCAGGTCGTTGACCCAAAGGAGAAGATCTACCGAGTCAACTACGATCCGTTTGGTGGCAGCGGAAATCAGGCATACCTAATCGAGAAGCCGGACGGCACATTATTGGCTGTAGCCGACTGGGTGTTTCTAGAGCCAGTAGAGGAAGAGCCAGAGCTCAAGAGCAATGTCATCGAGCTGGTAACCTTTAAGGAGCCAGAGAAGCGCTGGGGTCGCATCGTATACGGAAGCAAGTGGCTAGAGTCAGAAGGTCTTGCTGTTGGTGACGTGGTCCACTTCGCCAAGGATGCTGACTACGAGATGGACATCAACGGACGTAAGCTGTGGCGTATGCAAATCCATCACCTGCTATGCGTAAAGCAGTAAAGTTCACCACAGCGCAGGCGGCTCGTAACTTGATAGAGGCTATGGAGCAGGCCATCCACAATATGACCGAGGAGCTCAAGAAGCCAGTAGACCCAGAACTCACTGGCTCTGCTCGCAAGGCAGAACTCTCAGCGCTAAAGGATACAGCACTTGCCTGCAAGGAGCTCATCGTAGAGCGCCAGAAACTAGAACAGCTGATTGGCGACCTCGAGGAATCTGGTGGTGGCTTTGAGGAGGAGAAGGACTTCAAGGGAGGATTTGCTGAACGAATGGCTAAGAAGTAATGGCTGGGCTGAAGATGATAGACGGCAAAGAGGTGGTGAACATCTGTCCCAATGGGTCGGATGGTCCCATCATTGAAATTGAGTCTATCTTGATTCAGCTGCCAGAGATGCCAAAGGATATCCTGTTTGGGAGTTTACCAGTGGTAAACCAAAAGTGGCAGAGATTTGAATTGCCAAAGGAACTGTCGCAGATCCAGAGTATGGACGACTGGTACGAGGCCCCGCGTGAGTTCCAGAACAAGTGGAACCCATACATCGAGGAGGAGTTCCGTAGAAGGAGAGAAGGTCTTTGGTTTATGAATAATGGTGAGCCAACATATATTACTGGCCACCACTATATGTTCCTACAGTGGAGCAAGATAGACATCGGATACCCGGGATATCTAGACTTCCAGAGAAAGCTGTTCACACACTTTGCTGCGTGTGAGGCCGACCCAAGATGTTTGGGTCAGATATATACCAAGTGCCGACGCTCTGGATACACGAATATGAGTGCTGCCACGCTGGTGGACGAGGGATCACAGGTGACGGAGAAACTGTTGGGCATTATGAGCAAGACCGGCACGGATGCTCAGGAGGCAGTGTTTGGCTCTAAGATTGTACCCATCTTCCGCAGCTATCCTTTCTTTCTAAAGCCAATTCTAGATGGTACCACCAATCCACGTATGGAACTTGCATTTAGAGAACCAGCAAAGAGGATTACAAAGAAGAACAAGACGTCCAACCGTGGCGAGGCACTGGACACCATCATCAACTGGAAGAACACAACCAACAACGCATACGACGGAAGCAAGACCCATATGTTGTTTCTTGATGAGGCTGGTAAGTGGCTGAATCCTAACGACATACGTGAGGTGTGGCGTATCCATCGTACCTGTCTGCTGGTTGGACGCAGGGTAATTGGAAAGGCGATGGTAGGCTCTACGGTAAACCCACTGGACAAAGGTGGTCGTGAGTTCCGGGATCTGTACTACGACTCAGACCCAAACGACCGCAACGAGAACGGAAGAACAAAGAGTGGACTGTACAAGATATTCATACCTGCATACGAGGCACTGGAGGGATTCTTTGACCAGTACGGTATGCCAATCATTGACGATCCAGAGCAGCCTGTGATGACCGAGGATGGTACGTTTACCTCTATAGGCGCACGTACGTTCCTAAAAAACGAGCGCAAGGGCCAACAGAACAACAGCTACGAACTTAACGAAATTATCCGTCAGTTTCCATTTACGGAGGACGAGGCGTTTCGAGACTCAACGAAGTCTTCCCTGTTTAACATCCAGAAGATATACGAACAAATACAACACAACGAGGAGCTGTTTCCAAATCCTGTCATCATTGGCAACTTCCAATGGAAGGACGGAAAGCCAGACACCGAGGTTGTGTTTGCCCCAGACCCTAATGGTCGCTGGCGTGTGTCTTGGCTAGCTCCTCCTGACATCAGAAACAAACGAAAGACCGAGAACAACAAGCTCGTTGCCCCTAACTCTGCATTCGGAGTGATGGGAGTTGACTCCTACGACCTCGACACCACGGTGGACTACCGGGCATCTAAGGGCGCCTGCCACGTGTACAACAAGTTCTCGATGGAGCACCCGGCGAATATGTTTGTTGCTGAGTACGCAAGCAGACCGCCACTCGCTAAGATATTCTACGAGGACGTTCTGATGGCTGCCGTCTTCTATGGTTACCCAGTTCTGATAGAAAACAATAAGTACGGTATTGCAAGATACTTTGAGTCAAGAGGTTACGATGAATATTTGATGGACCGACCAGCGCACTTGTCCACAACAGCAGTCAAGACAAACGTAAAGACAAAGGGAATACCATCCAACAGCCAAGACGTAATACAGGCCCACGCTCAGGCAATCGAGGCGTACATCCACGACCACGTTGGCATCAACAACGAGACCGGTCAGTTTGGTAGGATGTACTTCTCTAGAACGCTGGAGGACTGGATCAACTTTAAGATTGACGACCGAACCAAGTTTGACTTAACGATATCATCTGGTCTAGCACTTCTCGCAGCACAAAAGCAAGTTAAGCAGATAAAAAAGACCGACTTTAACGAGAAGGTTTTTTTCCGTAAGGGCAAGGAAATTACGCGCTAAGATAACTTGTACCTTTGTGTATAATTTGCGATAAATGGATCAATACTCAGTTAAAAGCAACGGATACGACTCTACATTTCCGGATCCGCTAGCTTCACACGAGATCAAGGTTAGCAAAGCCTATGGTCTTCAGTATGCAAAAGCTATCTATGGCCAGTGGGGTAGCGCCCAGTGGGAGGGCTCACTGTACAGCAAGCGCTGGAAGGAGTTTGAGATTTCACGCGACTATGCCAACGGAACGCAAGACACATCCATCTACAAACAAATCCTTACATCTCTTGATCCAAACAACGGCGATGGATCTTTGGTAAACCTTGACTGGACACCAGTGCCAATCGTGCCAAAGTTTGTTAAGATTGTAGTAAACAAGATTCTGTCTGCCAAGTTCTACCCAAACCTCGAGGCTATCGATCCATTAAGCCGCAGCGAGAAGGACATTGAAAAGAACAAGGTAAAAATCTTCATCGAAAACAAGGACGTACTGAAAGAGGCAAAGGACTCAGGACTTCGTACTGCTGTTGATCCAGATACTCTTCCTGACACTGCTGAGGAGGCAGAGATTTTCCTAGAGACGAACGTAAAGACTGCTGCTGAGATTGCTGCACAGATTGGAACGAACCTCACCCTTAGCTGGAACGACTTTGACGAGAAGATTTTCCGTCGCAACGTAGAGGACCTTGTCACCTGCGGTATGGCTGTTGTCAAGCGCAGCAACGACCCCAACTACGGCATTGTAGAGGAATATGTAGATCCTGCATACTTCATCCACAGCTTCACCGACGATCCCACATTCAGCGACATCACCTACGCTGGACATATGAAGCGGATGAGCATCGCTGAGCTTAAGCGCATTGCTGGAGATCAGTTCACCGAGGCCCAGTACGAGAATATGGCTCGCACGGTGATGAACCGATTCGGTAACGACCCGAACCGCTTTATGAACTCACAGTATGATGTGGGTATGGAGCGCTACTACTACGGATACGACGAGTACACCATCGATGTGATGGACTTTGAGTTTGTCAGTGTTGACAACATCATCTTCGAGAAGAAGGAGTCTCGCTTCGGAAACATAGGTTTCTACTTCAAGGGAAATAAGTACAATGCACCCCAACAGAGCGTATACGACCGCGAGGCTGTCTATATGCAAAACCAAACACTGTATGGGGGTAAGTTTATCGTAGGCACGGAGTACATCTTTGACTACGGAGTAAAGAAGAACATCCCAAAGAACGTACACGACCTTACCAGAACCAAGATGAGCTACAGCGCTGTGGCCACCAATATGCGTCGGATGATTCCGAAGTCAATGGTAAGTTCTGTTATTGGCTTTGCTGACCAGATCCAGATTACCCACCTAAAGCTACAGCAGTCAATCGCCAAGGCCAAGCCTGATGGATTGATCGTAGACATCGAGGGACTGGAGAACGTACAGCTTGGCCGCGGTGGAGAGCTTCAGCCTCTTGACATCCAAGACATCTACGAACAGACAGGTGTGTTCTACTACCGCAGCAAGAACGCTGATGGAAGCTTCCAGAACCCACCAATCCGTCCGTTGGACAATGCCATTCGAAACATCAACGAGCTCATCACCATCTACAACCACGCTCTGCGTATGATCCGTGATGCTACAGGCATCAACGAGGTTATGGACGGAACGAGTCCGAAGGGAGACCAGCTTGTGGGTGTTCGTCAGCAGCAGCTTGCCGCTGCAAACAATGCGCTGTATGACATCACCAACGCATCGCTTGTTCTTTACCGCCGAGTTTGCGAGGACATTGTTAAGTGTTTGCAGATCCTTCCACCGAAGTCTATTTTGTACAAGGCGTACGAGACGGCTATCGGGCGAGAGAATATGGCTGTCCTTACCAGCTTCGCTAAGCTTCCTATGTACAACTTTGGCGTTCGTGTGGTTACCGATATGAACGAGATGGACCGTATGTACCTTGAGCAGAACATTCAGGCGTCTATCGCTGCTGGTGAGCTCGACATCGAGGATGCTATGGCCATCCGTCAGCTTCGTGATATTGACCAAGCGGAGCGACTACTTGTTGTTCGCCGCAAGAAGCGCATCAAGCAGCGTCAGGAGATGGCCCAGCAGAACTCTCAGTTCCAAGCACAGGCAAATGCTCAGGTGGCTCAGGTTACTTCTCAGTCAAAGATGCAGGAGGAGCAGATGAAGGCACAGCTGGAGGCTCAGAAAATT